TGAACCCACAACCCAAAGCCTTAGTGCTGGCTGATGCGCTAGAAGAACTTGACGTGCAATTCAGCCACACGGGTCTATGCGGAGAAGCCGCCGACGAACTGCGCCGATTGCATGTATGGGAAAAGACTTATGAAGCCGTATGCGATGAGCGAGATGCAATCGTAAAGGATGCAGATAAAGCCCATGCGCTTCTGCGCTGGGTTGAGAAAGAGATGCGCTACGCCGGTTGGGACATACGCTTAAACGACCAGCACGGGCGCACGGATGTGTACGAGGCCATCAAGGAGTTCTTATCATGAGCAGAGAAGCTATGCAGTTGGCGCTTGGGGCGCTGGAGTTATATCAAAGCAGGATGAGCGTTCAAATGTTTGACGAAGCCGTCAAAGCTCTACGCCAAGCACTGGAGACAGAGCCGTTTGAATACTGGAACGCAGTAGAGGGCTGGGTAAAGATCGACGAGATGCGTGAGCATTTCGATGCAGTAGGGTGTGGAACCATTTACAAATCTGCTGGCGAAGGTCGGTCACCCCTGTACACCGCACCACAATCCAACACCTCAGAAATCTGGGCGCGAGTAGACAAAGACGGCAACGTCACACACCTTGACATGGAGCTATGCGCTAAAGGCCCACACAACGCTTACACAGCATTGGCTATTAGTGTCTGGAATGCTGCGTTGGAGGAGGCCGCTCGGTACGCCGCAGGTGAGGGCAATGATTTGCTTGCCGATTCAATTCGGGAGTTGAAGAAATGATTGAATTACATTGGGCAACGATAACTCTGATTGGGCTAATGTGCTTTTTGGCCGGTTATAGAGTCGGAGGAATGTGAAATGACTAGCGACTTCAACTTTCAAAAAGCACGAGAAGCCTGGGGTAATGCAAACCCACCGACAAACTACGGAACTTACACAGATGGAGTGATTGCAGAGCGCAAGCGCATCGTAAACATGTTGATGATTCAGCACGAAGCTGCCAAAGACAAACACAACTATTGGCTTGCTGCGGCAAACCTGATTCAAGCAGAAGTGGCGAGTGACACATGAGCGGCGACCACAACATGAATCAAAAAGACATGGTTTTTAATACGATTTCATCGCTGCGGCATAAGAAAACTGTTGGCCCGATTGAAAGCGCAATGACTGGCCTTTCTCAGACAGTCATGCAGCCATGCGCTGGGCGAAACTGCGGAAGCACCAACCCAAACCTTCACTCCGCAGAGTGCTTTGAGGACTACGAGAAAAGTACAGGGATGAATGACTTCAAACCAGATTGGGACACGGTGAAGGCTTTTGATGACAGGTATAACGAGGATACAGAGCTGCTGAGGCAATCCTTAGATGCTTTGGAGTACGAGGCACAGCGTGGCAACGACGATGCTTATCGAGAACTAAGAGACGCACTGAAGGAGAGGTTCAAATGACACGAGACGACATTATCAAGATAGCGCGGGAGGCTGGCCTTGCCCACTTTCATGATTCTGAGGGACATTGCACAGGTATCACCGATTCGGTGTTGGTCGATGCTGACAAGGATCAAGACGATGACCGGCTAGTTCAAATGCTCATGCCATTTGCCGCACTGGTAGCAGCAGCAGAGCGTGAGAAAGTCGCCGCATGGATGATAGCAAGGGGCTACGCAACGGGACATGGCGACACGATTGAAGATCTTTTGAAAGAAGTGGAATGGCAGATTCGTGAGCAAGAGCGTGAAGCGTGCATCGACATAGTTGCCATGCACGGCGGCAGTGTAGAGATCGAAGCCGCCATCAGAGCAAAGGGTGGGAAATGAATAACAAATACATCATTTTTGGATCAGGTGGGCTCGCCAAGGAGTTGATTAGCTACATCGAAGCCGAAGGCAAGGACGAGGTGGTGTGCGTGGTGTCATCGGAACCTTTTGGCGACAACAGGTTTGGGCGCAAGTACGCCGTTGTTGAAAACATCCGCGTCGGCGCGTTTCCTGGGGCGAAGTTCTTATTGGCGGTGGCCGATCCCGATGTGAAGCGTGCCATTGTGGGGAAGAACGAAATGCGATGGGCGACGTATATCCATCCCACTTGCACGATCTCGCCATACGCAACGATTGGCATGGGTTGCGTTTTGGGTCCGCAGTGCATTGTCACGGCTGACGCCATCTTGTGCGAGTGGGTCTTCATGAATACGCACGCGACGGTGGGGCATGACTCGATTGTGGATTCGTGGACAACCATGTTTCCTAAGACGGAAGTGTGCGGCGATTGCGAAATCGGGATGGGTTGCATCTTAGGCATTGGCAGTTATGTGCTGCCGAAGAAGGTGCTAACCAGAGGTATCAAGGTTTCAGCAGGGGCCGTGGTCCGCCATTCGTTTGACCAGAAGCATCACGTCGGGATCACGTTGCAGGGCAATCCGGCGGTGCCGAGGTGACAGCAGAGCAATTGGCGCAATCGCTTGGTAACGCCAAGCGTTATGCGAGAGGGTGGTTGGCGTCTTGCCCTGTGCCGGGGCATGGGTCGGGAAACGGTGATCGGCATCCTTCGTTAGCGATCACGCAAAACGGCGATAAGTGGCTGTTTAAGTGCTTTGGCGGGTGCGATCAGTCGGATGTGTTTGCCGCCATGAAGCAGCACTTACCTACGGGCGGATTGAACTGGAACAGGCCAGCGGTGGCGCGTGATCCGTTGTCGGGTATCCGACCGATTGTGCCGCCAAACATGAAAGAGGTAACGGCCTGGGATTATGTGGACGAGTTTGGCGAAGTCACAGCACAAAAGGTCCGGTACGAGTTAGAGGATGGCAGCAAGACTTACCGCCAGTACCACATCATGAACGGTGAGCGGGTGCCGACGATTCGTAACTGGACGCCGATCCCGTACAACTTGCCAGCCATGATCGCCAAGCCAAACGATCCTGTGTTCATTTGCGAAGGGGAAAAGGCGGCGGAGTTCCTAGCAGGGTTTTATGGTGTTGTAGCCGTGTCATCGCACCAAGGCTCAAGCGATTGGCCTGCAGCGATCACGCCATGGTTTCATGGTCGATTGGTGGTGGTTATACCCGATAACGACATACCAGGCTGGAAGTACGCCAAACGTGTCGTAAGGGCGCTTCTAGGCACTGCGCAAGCCATTAAGGTTGTGGATCTGGCGGATGATCAGTCCGCCATTGGCGATGATGCTGTCGAGTACATTGAGGGCCATACGTTTGAGCAATTCAAAGCCACGGTTGCGCTAGCAAGCGTGGTTGAGGATTTCGAGGAGCTTGAGCCGCCACAACGACTAACAGGGGACGAGGAGGCAGAGAGCGAACCCGAATCGGTTGCGCCGGAACCCGAACCGTTCCCGGAAGTGATCGAGGCGCAAGCGCAGCAGCGCTACAAGGTCGAGATGTGGCGTGACGCCAAGGACGAACCGGTGAAGTGGTTGGTGGATAGGATCGTGCCGCAAAAGGCTTTCATGGCGCTCTACGGACCACCAGGCACATTCAAATCGTTCATTGCATTGCACCTAGCCGCCATGATCGCCAGCGGGTCCGTGTGGCTGGCGCACGAAGTGCATGAGCCGGGGGAGGTGCTGTACATCGCGGGCGAAGGGCATGGCGGTATCGGAACGCGGATTGCTGGTTTACGCCATGCTTATGAACTCACGGACATACCGGTTGGCGTGATTAGGTCGCAGGTGAACTTGAGGTCATCGGATCAGGATTTTGAGGACTTGATCATCGCCATTAAATCGTCCGAAATACAGCGTCCGAAATTGATCATTATTGACACGCTAGCCCGCGCCTTTGGCGGAGGCAACGAGAACGCGTCCGAGGACATGGGCTCCTTTATCTCCAACTGCGGACGCTTGCAGGAAGCCACGGGCGCGGCGCTCTTGGTTGTCCACCATTCAGGCAAGGACGCGTCGCTAGGGCTTAGAGGGCATTCCAGTTTCCTGGGCGCTGTGGATACGCAGATTGAGATTTCCCGCCATCAGGAACAGGACAGCAACGGCATGTCGGGAACGCTTAAGGTTACTAAGCAAAAGGATGGCAAGGATGGTGTGGAGATCCATTTCTCGATGAAGCAGACGGCTATTACCGCCAATGAAGCCATGGAAGAGCAAGAAGCAAAGAGCCTTAACTTGGGATTTGAAGAGGATGAGTCAGCCACGTTAGTGGTGGTGCCGTTCGAGGGTGAGTTACCGGATCAGGATGAGTTTAAGCCGCCACCAGGAAGAGGAAAGAAGCTAGGAAGAGGGAAGCATCAGGTGATGGCGAGGGAAGCGTTGCGCCATGTGATTAAGCATCAAGGCGAGTACAGGATTATGCAAGGCGAGAGGCATCGATGCGTAACGGTTGATACATGGCGCCAAGAGGTTTATACGAGGCTTGGAAGCGATGTGGAGGAATCCGATAAGCGAAAGCGGTGGAAGGAATTGCGCGATACGTTAGCCGATGCTGGGTATACCGCCATGCGTGATGAGTGGGTTTGGATAGCGTTACCGTCCGAAATGCGTCCGAATGAGTTTTAGCGTCCTAAATAGCACTGTCCGAAATAGTGAAAAGCGTCCTAAACCGTCCGAAAAAGCGTCCTAAGTTGTCCTAAATGATGAACGAACAAAAGTCGAACGCGTCCGAAATGTGTGTGTGTCTGAAAGACACACATTCGGACGCTTCCATGTTTCGGACGGTTGGTATGGCGGTAAGCGAAAAGAGAGGAGTTTTTGGTTATGGCGAGAACGAGTAAGCGAGGAAAGGTTTATGAGGCTTTACATGGCGGGACAAAGTTTGATGGGTTGAAGGAACCCTTTGAAGAGTGTGACCCGATCGTGTTGGCGTTGAACAGTTTGGCGTTAGGTGTTGTGGCGAGAAAAAGGAAAGCGGATCAGCGTTGGGGCTTGGATCGTTTGGCGGAACTAGTGAGCGAGGAAACGCGTTTGAAGTATTGGCGGCAGATTCACCGTTGTCGTTTGGCGTATCAGAGCCGAGACGTGGAGAGTTACAGGTCAGCGGTTGGCGGGATGATGCGAGCGTATGACGCGTTAGAGAAGGAGGCGGAATCCGGTGGCGCGGAACCGTTGCATGAGGATGTGTTGGAGGGTCAGCGGGAAGACGGGAGTGTTTTCGCGGTGGCGGCTAACGCGGACTCGGCTTGGGCGTATTCTCAGCAACGCGTTGAAGTGGATGTGTGGACCTTGGATGAGTTGGCGGTGATCCTGGCTGCGCCCGTGTTTACGCAGGCGATTAGACTGAAGCGAGCGATGCCTGGTACGGAAGTGATGTCAGTGATCCAGCCAGAGGATGTGGGGCCAGTGTTTTCGGGTGACACGGAATCGGGTTACGTGATGAGCAACAAGGAATTGGAAGCCATGAAGCGGGTTGGCGAAGAAGGTCGAAAAGAAAAAAAGTGAACTTCCGGTTTTTTACATATTTTTCGCTACGGGGAATTGTGGGGTATCCGTAAACGTGTTGGCGGTCAGATTACCTGGTGCGAACGATTCTCAATTGCGATCGGATCGGGATTGGCGATCGATCTCAATCCCGATTGATGATCAATCGAGAATCGTTTCGGCGCATGGCGTGATCGTGCGATCGCTAGCCATGGCAGCGCGATAGCAGTGGCCAAGCGATAACATCGGCGTAAAAGGCCTTAAACGGGCCTACAGCGCGTTAATTTGATCGAGTGGCTACTACCCTATGCTGATAATTGATCGTTGATTGTAGGCGCGTTTAATGGCTCTAATAAAAGGTTAGCGGTTACACAGGCCCAGTACGAAAAAACCGCCGATTGGCGGTTTTCGTTGGTGGGCGGGGGAGGGGTTAAAGGGCTCCTTTGGATTGGTTAGCGATTGCATAGGCCCATTACGAAAAAACCGCCTAAAGGCGGTTTTCGTTGGTGGGCGGGGAAAGTGTCAAGCCGCATTAGCTACTGGCTTTTGTACTGGATTGATCGCCCAGGCTGGAGGGCTCTTGCTTTCACCATCATCAGCGAATGAGCGAATAGGCATAACAACACCGACAAAACTTGCACTTACGTCCAAGTGCACCAAAGCGGCAGCGTTGCCATTATGCGCAACGTGAATAAGCTGATTCTTGCTGCCTAAAAGTTTTGCGGCTTTGGCGAAACGGTCCAACAGTGCAGGCTTAAATTGAGAAACTTCGCCTGATACGCGATGGGGTATAACGCGCTGTATATCTGGGAACTTTCCGTCGATCGCGCTAAAATTGATTGTGGCTCCAGTTACAGCGGTTATGGTGCCCGTTAGTCCATCGGTATCAATAACAACACTGTCGATATTCTTGTATGCAGGCTTGAGCAACTTGATAACGTCCAAGGGCAGAATAAACTCGACAAAATCAACGTTTTCGTTTTCCTGTTCGCTGCGGTGAATGCCGAGTACATGTCCATCAGTAGCGGCTAGCCTGGTTTCGGTAGCGTTGGCGGTAATCTGTACGCCATTGAGGTAATAGCGAATATCGTTATCAGCGGCTAAAATTGCAATGGCTTTGAGCGCGGACAATGTGGTGTAGATTTTCATGGTGATAATCCTATAAGTTGAAAAAAACGGCAAAGGCGAATGAAACGCCGAAAATAACTGCAATGGTCCAATCAATAAGGGCTTGCTTCATAGTGATCAAACAGTTTGAGGGTAAACGGTGAAAACATAACCAAGATTGTCAAGAGTTGATCCAGCGCAACTCATGACTTCATTCAGCATTTCCGGTGAATGCTTTCGGAGCACAGCTTTTGCTGCCAATGCATGCCTAGCTTCGCAATCAAGAGCATGATCAAATGGAACTATTGCGGTCCAAATGGTTTTACTGTCTCGGCGAACCATGGCCTTGATGCGTGAGCCCTTCGTGTTACTTGGTCCGATGTACTTAGTGTGAATAGCAATGGGCATTTTTTCTCTCCTGTTGAATTGTTTCGCTTGATTGCGATGGATGAAACGATAACATTAGAATGCTTTGATCGGTCCGCCGTTTATCGGTACATTTAGACCGTTTATCAAGATTTAGGGGAAAGCATGGCGGGGCAACCACAAAAGCGGGCCGATGTCGCAATTATTGAGTCGATTGGTGAAGAGGATATCTTGGACCGGATCGCAAGCGGGAAAAGCGCAACGGCTATTGCTAAGGAGATCGGCGTTCGCGGGCCGCATTTGATACGTTGGTTGAAAGCTCCAGAGCGGGCCGCTCTGTACGCTCGCGCGCGCGAAGAGCGGGCCGCGGCGCTGGCGGAGGAGGCGCTGACGATCGCCGACGAGGCGAAGGACGATCCGCGCTTGCGCGTCGATACGCGGAAATGGTTCGCGGCCCGATTGGATCCTCAATTATGGGCGGAACAGCGCGGGCCGCTTGTCACTATCAGCATGGACTCTCAAGCCTGGTCGGCAATCAAGGACATAAACAGGCCAATTGACGCGCTGCAACATGATTGACGCTGTCTCGATCGCTTTACCGATCGCGCCAATTGTCGCCCAAATACGCTTTCGGCGACAATCTAGCCCGTTCAATCGAGAATCGCTCTCAATTGGCACGGATTCGGTCTTGAGAATGGCCGGCAAATGCAAATGATTCTCATTTGAGAATCGATCGCACCCCCCCACGGCGAATTGGCGGGGGCGGGATTGCCGCGGAACCCCACACGCGCCGCCCTGCGCTTTGCGCATCCGCGGCCATGTGGCGCAACACGCAACACGCCGAACGCAACACGCCGAACGCAACACGCCGAACGCAACACGCCGAACGCAACACCCCCCACTACCGCTCATCGCTCCGACGAACGGCTCCCAAAAAAAATTAAATAGCTAGCGATAAAGTGTTACGCTTGCACCAAGCAAGCAAACACACAGGAGATAGCGATGGCGATTTATGGATATGCAAGGGTTAGCACGCAAGAGCAAGTGGATAACACGTCACTGGCCGAGCAAATGCGGAAGATTCAGGGATTGGCGTTAATACGCGGCGAGGATGTGGCTAAGGTGTTTACGGATGAAGGCGTGAGCGGTTCTGTGCAACTCGCCAAGCGCGAAGCAGGCGGCGCGTTAGTGGAAACGCTTAAGCCAGGTGACGTTGTGGTGATTACGCAACTAGATCGTGCGTTCCGCGATACGGTTGATGCGTTGACCATGGCGGAGACATGGAAGGAGCAGGGTATAAAGATGATTGTGTTGGCGTTAGGCACGGACCCTGTGAACAATGGATCGAGCTGGTCTGAGTTTTTCTTTACGCTGATGGCGGCTGTAGCAAGGCTTGAGCGCCGCCGCATTGCCGAGCGCATGGCAGATGGCCGCAAGAGCAAAGCCGAGGCCGGTGGATGGATTGGAGGCCATGTGCCATTTGGCTACCGCAAGGATGGCGACGGTAAGTCCGCTAAGTTAGTGCAGGACGAGACAACGCATCCCATCTTGATGTTTATGGTGGATATGGCGGATCAGCGCAAGAGCTATCGCAAGATCGCTGATATGGTGAAAGATCGGTTTGGCATGGCGGTAACGCATACTTTGGTGCATCGTGCGGTGGTGAATTATGGTGGACACTAATAACGAGATTTACCGCAAGTACCGTGAACTGGTCTTGCGGTATCGGAAGAACGCGCCGTTGTTTGTGCGTGAGGTTGTTGGCGTTGAGCCCGACCCTTGGCAAGATGAGTTTTTGCAGGCTGTAAGCAATGGCGAGCGGAAGATCTCGGTAAGGTCCGGCCACGGTGTGGGTAAGTCTACGGCGGCGTCCTGGTCGATGATTTGGTTTATCTTGACTCGCGGGCCTGCCAAGGTGGTGGTGACTGCACCGACCAGTTCGCAGTTGTATGACGCTCTGTTTGCCGAGCTAAAGCGATGGGTGAAGGAATTGCCTAATGCTTGGGGTGATCGGTTGGAGGTAAAGACCGATCGTATTGAGATGCGTGCCGCGCCCCAAGAGTCGTTTATTTCAGCCAGAACATCCCGCGCCGAGCAACCCGAAGCCTTGCAGGGTGTTCATGCTGATTATGTGATGCTGGTGGCGGATGAAGCGTCGGGTATTCCTGAAAGTGTTTTTGAGGCCGCTGCCGGTTCCATGTCCGGGCATAACGCTGTGACGATTTTGCTTGGGAACCCTACAAAGTCTTCGGGGTTTTTCTTCGACACGCACCATCGGTTGAAGGATGAATGGTGGACGCGCCGCGTGTCATGCCATGACTCGAAGCGCGTTTCCAAGGAATACATTGCTGACATGGCGGCTCGCTACGGCGAGGACTCCAACGCGTTCCGCGTGCGTGTCCTGGGTGAGTTTCCGCGATCGGATGACGATACGCTCATTGGTGTTGAGCTGGTGGATAGCGCGTTTCATAGGGATGTATCGCCCACAAGCGAAGCCGCTATTGTGTGGGGGCTGGATGTGGCGAGGTTTGGAACGGATGCCACGGCACTGTGCAAGCGCCAGGGCAATACAGTGTCCGAGATACGCAAATGGCGGAACCTGGATCTGATGCAAACCACAGGCGCGGTGGTCGCGGAATACGAGGCCATGCGGCTAGAAGATAGGCCGATCGAAATCCTTGTTGATTCGATTGGCCTAGGGGCCGGTGTTGTGGACCGCCTGCGCGAATTGAACTTGCCTGCGCGTGGGATTAACGTTTCCGAGTCCCCTGCCATGGGAACGATTTATGTGAACTTGCGTGCCGAGCTATGGGGCAAGATGAAAGCGTGGTTGGAGAAACGCGATTGCAAATTGCCGAAAGACGAGTCGCTTTTGGCGGAATTAGTCTCGCCACGGTATTCGTTTAATAGCAACGGCAAGATGAAATTGGAGAGCAAAGACGAGATGCGAAAGCGCGGGATTGGATCGCCAGATATGGCTGATGCTTTGGCGTTGACCTTTGCTAGCGATGCAGGTGTGGCGTTGTACGGTAAAGCGTACAACTCGCAATGGGGTAAGCCGATTAAAAGAAACTTGAGAGCAGTTGTTTAACAAAGGGGTAGCCATGGCAAAGCGAAAAATGCTTAGATCAGAAAGCAAGAAGATGATTTTTGATTACTTAAAAGGATTGAAAAACCCTGTCAATGCTTGGCATTTGGCGGCAAAGTTTGATATGACCACCAAAAGGATTGATCAACTCATGACCGAATTGGCGGGAGACGATTTGATTGTCAAATCCAAGGGCATAAAAAACGTTGACATTCCTTGGAAAAAAGTGATGGTGAACTATTTCGAGGTGAAAGAGAAATACAAAACTTTCAAGCCGCGTAAGCCTAAAGCGCCCATGCTGTGGCATAACCCGTTTGGCATAAAGGCGGCGTGATGACTAAAGAAGACATTATCCGCATGGCGCAAAAAGCTATATCACTCAAAATGGAAGACCACGTTTGGACGATGTCAACCACGCACCTTGAACGCTTTGCCGAATTGGTACGGGTTGATGAACGTGAGCGCATCATCGCTGCAAATGCTCCAGAGATTGAGAGGATAAACGCTTACATCAAGGAGCTTGAGGAAGCCGTTGCTGCTGAGCGTGAGGCGTGCGCCAAGGTTGTTGAAGCAATAGAACGTAATGGTGCTTGGGTTACGAAAGAAGAAGCTGCCGAAGCTATACGAGCAAGATTATGAAAGACTACCTCGCGGGCCAGGCTACTTGGCGCACGCCCGAAGATGACCCGCCGCCATTGGGCGTAAAGATGCTATTGCTGAATCCTGCTGGTGTATGCGTCATTGGCACCTGGTCGGAGTGGGCGCTAGCCTGGGCGCCACTGCCCAAGCTTCCCGATCACATCAAGGAGGTA